GGTTTGTGGTTGTGAGCCAACAGACGTGATATCCGGGGATTTCCGGCAAGTCCGGAAGTGCGGATTGAAAAAACTGCTGCCTAAACATGGAAAGTCGATCATTATCTGTAAACGTGCGGTTTTCAGTAATTTCACGGTCTTCCATATTGCGGGAGACGCGATTCTCATCGACGCCTTTATTCAGTTTCTCATTTGACATATTATCCTCCTATGAAGCTCAACGCGGGTTTTGTCTGTCGTAATTACGGTAGGCTTTTAGATAACGCTTCCTGATGATCGGGTCATCCCAAGCGTTCATCTTCATTAAAGCCTCTTTCCGTTCAGGCGAGACAATAACCTTATTATCACTCGTTGATGGGCGTAGAGAATCTCCACGTCCAGTAACGGGCGGGGCCGCCCTTCTACGCTCCCGGTCAACGCCAACTTTTCCAAGTCTACGTTTCACACGCGTATCCAGCTCGTCCCAGTAATGCTCTGAAGAAGGGCTGACGCCACTCTTCTGAGCTTCACGCGCCCATGCTTCGTCAATTGCACGGGCGACAGCGGAATCCTCGTCCTCTCCAGAAGGATTGAACCAAGGGTTTTTCCGCATCCACTGCTCAGCATGGTTTTCCGTCATTGGGTCTAAGACGGAAGACTTCTTTTGCAGTTGAGGATTGTTTAGCTTCTTCTTCAGCTCTTCAGCTTCATAAGCAGCTCTAACGCTTTGTTCTCGGAGGCGCTGGGCTTTGATAGCCTTGTCACCGTCTCCGGTTTCAAATGCCTCTTTGAGTTGCTGTTCAGCTTGTTCAATTTGCTGCAAAGCCCATTGATACCGTTGATCAGCAGTTTGAGAGTCAGATTGAACATTGCGTGATTCTAGCGCAACGAGGCGTTCTTTTGCCTCCACAAGCTCACGCAGAAGAACAGTATTCTCCTCCCGCGTTTTCTTTATGTTTTCACGCTGGCGTTCTTTTTGGCGTTTACGACGCAGTTGTCTGGCGTTTGTTTCTTCACCGTCGCCGCCTTCATCTTGCGCATCGCGCTGATCAGATTCCAAGCGGTCATCATCGCCATCATTATCGTCATCTTGATCTTCGTCAATCTCGATGATTTCAATGTCGTCTTCGTCGTCTTCAATCAGATGTTCTTTGTCAGACATGATTCATCCCCCCATTAAATATGGGCTTGAATGGCGGTAGGATCGCCATCAACCGTGCCAACAATATCGAGATCATTAAAGATCACGAACTCCACCTTTTCACCCTTTTCACCGGGGATATCCCGACGCCAACGTGATCCAGCATACTTTGGAACAAACACAAAGTCACCTGCTTTGTACCAAGCCCCTTCCGGCCACAATTCCATCGTACCACGATTCCTAAAAGATAGCGGCCCAACCGCTACTACCTTTGCCACCTGAGTGTTATCCTGTTCCGCATCTTTAGAATAATCTGAAAGAAGAATACCACCAGCTGTTTTTGTTTTTGGCCTCCGTATCTGTACCAAGACACGGGAACCAGTTGGCTTAATGCCAAAGTCTATATTGGGAAACGCTTCATCAATCCCTGATTGTGAATCGAGTTTCACCACGGCGGCTATAGCCATGATCGTCATCCTCGCTATCATAGTTCAAGCTATCTTCAATAATCGAGATAGCCTTCTTTACTCCGGAGAAGTGTCCGGTCACACGCCCATACTCAAAGGCGTCTCGTTGTGCGGGGCTACTCAATGAACTCTCGGCAAATGATCTTTGCTCTTCCTTCAGCGCGAGTAGCACCCGCTCAATTAGTGGTACTTCAGAAAGCCTTACCACCACGCTTAAGTCCTTTCATAGACTTCTGGCGGTCGTGCTTTGCATCCATTGGTGACTTTTCATATGCCTTCATAGACATACCGCTCTTCTTTGCGAGCTTCTTGTCTTGAGCCATATCCATAGCGCTGCCTTCAAATTTTGGCATACCACCCTTTTTAAAAGGAGTGTTTTTGCCTTTTGGCTGCGGGATAGCTTTGCCCATTGCCATTCTCTTATGCTGGTTGATTGCACCGTCCATAATTAACTACCTTTCATTAATGAAGCGCCATTTTTAATATTGGTCCTATGACCCTGCTCAATTTCAGACGCAGCAATCAGCATCGCCGTTTGGTTGTCTTCACGGTTTATCTGTTCCTTTGACTGAATTTCCGCAGCCTTCATTTGCGTCGTTGCCGCAATCTTTGCCTGATCTATCTGCGCTCTTACCTGATCAGCCTGAGCGCGACGTTGCGTTTCAGCTGTCTGAATTTGCATAGCTACTTGGCTTGGGTCCATCGGAGGCGGAGCTTGGAAGGACTGTAAAATTTCAGTAGCTTGTTTGATAATTTCAGGGATTGCCTGCAACTGCTGCATTGCCTGCTGTTCAACGCGCATATCGGCTGCTGCCAACATACGGTCAAACTCTTGATCAACTGCTGGATTGTCAGGGTCCATCAATTTAGCAATATCCATACCTGCTGCTTCAGATGCAACCCGTACCGTTTCATTTACATACCAAAGAGCCAAATGGTCTTTGACGTGGTTAAGAATTGACGGAATTACGATTGGAGCCATGATCTGACTCGCACCCAGCATGGGATTAGTGATGTAGCTCAGATGCACCTGAATATGGGATATATGGTCCTGATCAGGAAAGGCTACGATAGGAGCGCCCATTGTTGCCGCCACGTTTTCATTGACGGCATTAAGCCTTTGAGGCTCAGGATTTTTAATTAAAAGGTCACGGGCATTAGGGATTTTAGTCCGGTCAAGAATCATCTCCTCAACTTTACGGAGGTCATAAAGTTCCGGCATAGCCTGAGCGCGTTGCTCGATAAGCTGTAACTGAGCAAACCTTTGTATTTCAGAAAATATGTTGGGATCAGAAACAGGGACAACATCCATTGGCCCTTCAAAGTCTGACCGCTTAACGATAAGCTCACCAAGCTCGTCAATAACAACCTGCTCATCAAGGTATGTTGCATTGAGCCTGTGCAGGACTTTGAGTGTTTTGCCCATTGAGTCATGCAAACGGGCATGAATGGCGTTGAAAACCGTCATGCCCTGCTCAATCAGAGCCAGCGTTGTGCCGACCGGGAGGCGGTCAGGATTGTCAGACAAGTCTTCAAACGTAGTGCGTACAACACCCTTTGCCGCATCAACCAAGAAACCCATAAGGGTAAACAAGGTCTGTGACGGGCCGGGAAATGGCAGCGGCATAAATGTCTTGCGGATATCGTCGTTGTTGGGGCTACCCTCGACTTCAATAACCTGTGTTGGCTGGATGTTAAGGCTTTGACCACCACGGGAGCCACCCTTGAGCTTCAATCCAGTCTGGCTGTTTTGGATATGTGCGCTGTCCATAAGAGCGCGGAGAGAGCCAGTGATTGCGGCTGACAAGCCACCAATCATGTGAACAATACCAATTGGGTAAGCGCCACGCCAAGGCACAAACGGCCACTCGATAATCCAATCCAGCGCAATACGACGGGTATCGTCTTCGTCCCAGTTGCGATAAATTGCCAATATCTCTTGAGAAACGGCATCGACCGTTACAATGTATGGGGCTGTATCGCCTTTGGTTTCCTTGTCTTCTTCAATCTCGCATTCAACGTAGATTTCAAAGATTTCACGCAAGCCGTCTTCATCGTAATAGTCGTTTTGCTCACGGCCCTCAATTTTGTCGTTTGCCTGAGCGGCTTTGGTCTGTTCTGGTGCAGATACGGCAACAAGTTCAATGTCTCGATACAGCTCGGACAGAACACGGCGGTCAAACTCTAGCTGTGTTACCAGTTGACGGTGAGTTTTGCGTTCTGCCGTGTAGAATGATGTTGCCGCATAGGGCAAATACATATCATCAATGGTAACCATGTACGGACGAGGGCGTTTCAGCCTCTTGTCCCATGTCAATTTAAGGTATTGAGCGCCACCAAGCGGAACTTGCGTTAAAAGCTGCTCAAGTTCATTGCGGAACTCAGGCATTTGCTGTGTTAGCTGCCAATTCATATAAGCAGTTTTGCGTTTGGCTTTTTCTTCCTTTTCAGCCGTCGGCATTCCTACAATCTGATCTTTTACAGGGCCGGATGTAGCACCTGTGCGGGGAAAAATCTCTTTGATCGTGCGAGCGGCAAAGTCTACGCACACTTCTGTAAGGATTGGATGCACAACACGGGATGCACCTTGGAATTGTGCGCCTCCGGGGGCGTCATCACCCAGTCCGGTACGCTTGATACCCTCTTCATACTGCTTGTCACGCAGTTTACGGGCTTCTTTATCACGGGCAATGGCGTCGAGAAGGTCTGTTGCCAGCTCTTTTAATGAAGTTTCAGGGATATCTTCAGCAAGGTTTGCATAAAACTCCAAATTTTCATTATATTCCGTGCCTTCTTCCTCAATAGTAACGATAGCACCGCCATCGTCCGTATCTTCTACGTCGCTTTCTTCACCTTCAAGCTCAACTTCTTCACCTTCTTGGTAGTCAAGAAGCTCTTCTAGTGGATCATCGACCATGTTTTACTTCCGTTTTTGACTTAAAGGGCCAACAGCCCCGCCCATTGCTTTGTAATAAACCTGCTCGCCGCCAAATCCATAAGTTAACGGGTCATCCGGCAGACCAAGATAGTTTCTTGGATCATAAGTAGCAAGCCCTAGACCATTGGTAGGAGTATCTGGCGTTGTTGTATCAGGTGTAGTTGTATCAGGTGTTGTTGGTACTTTAGGTTTGTTTGGAATTACAGGAACATCCCTGCCACCGTATTGATCTCTATACTGCTCCCGCGTCAAATTTCCGTAAGGGCCGTATCCCATTGTGGTTTCAGGAATAAACTGTACGCCGTTTTGATAGCTGGCAACGGGATCATAAGTCAGCATATTTTGATTTGGGGATGAGGCATTAGCCCCGCCAGTAAGACCAGTTAAAATGCCTTGTGGGGCGTTGCTAAAAATATTTTGTCCGCTTACTGCGTTTTCAGCCATCTGTCCAACTGACGGGTACATACCAGTTAAATTTGATCCTAAATTTAACAAAGCGCCACCCGGAATAAGGCTTGTTACCGCATTTATCCCTGTTCTAAAAGGATGTTCTATAATATCATTAAAAATATTTCCAAATAATGATTCTTCTTTTTTAGGGGGCGCAGCCGCTGGAGGCGCAGGGGCGGGGGCAGGGGCTTCAGCAGGAGGTGCATCAGGGTTTTTAAGTGACGCATTTGCTAATTTGCTAGACATATCATCTCTAACAGGCGGCAACGGCGCATTAGCCAATACAGGGCCAACATCAGAAGCATTAATACCACGAGTAAGTTGTAGGGGAGGCTTAGCAATATAAGCTGATTCAGCAGAATCAGGTAAAACTTGGTCTTGAGACTTAATGCTTGGTCTTAAATATCCACTACCAGCCATTGATGCTAGTGTAAGGTCTTTTGGATTGTATTTTAAATAATTGTCTAAAGCAGACATTCCGTCACTTACCGCATCATATACGGAACCAGCGCCTGATTTGACTGCATCATACACATTTTCACCAAATGATTTTTCTTTTTCAAAGCTGCCAGTTTTCAAGATATCGCTGCCGTCACCAAACGTAGATAGCGGCCCTTGTGGATATTGGTCCCTGTTTGCTCCCATCTGTTGATAGGCTCTGGTCAGGTTTTCTTGCTGGACTCTTTGAGCTTCCTGATCTCTTTCTAATTTAAGTTCCTGTTGCCGCTCCTGCTGTTGTTGTTCCATAGCAAGTTTCTGAGCTGGGTCGACATATCCCGTTTGTTTAGCAATTTTATTAAAATCATCTGCAATTTGTTTTTCTAAAGGGGTTTGTGTTTGATCATTAACCCGTTTCAACACTTCCGCGACAGTTTTTTGTCTGTCACGGTCTATAGCCTCTTGAGTTGCTTTAGCGCGAGCATCGTCCGCCGCATCTCTCGCGGCTTTTCCGCCGTCACCGCCGCCGCTATTGCCGCTACCACCAGTGTTGCCTGCACCTTTGCTGTCGTAACGATCCACAACGCCAGAGCCACGGCCTTGGTCTTGATACCCGCCTGAATTTCCGTAATTGCCTGTTGCCCCCGCACCAAGCCCACCATATCCGGGTTCAAAGCTCATCAGGCCAGTATCAGGGTTAATTCTTCCTGAGCCACCAGCTTGTTTCAACATCTGTGCTTCAGATGGATTGATATGAGCAAGCATTGTATCGCCGTTACGGCCTTTGGCGGCAAGGCGTTTAGCCATGTACTTGTCAAAGTCCAGACCGCGCTTTGAAAACTCTGCCTTCATGGTCGATGCCATGCGCCCACCCACAGCTCCACCATGTGCCATCGCAACAGGTGAGATTGTAGGAGCCGGGACAGGAGCGGGGTCTGCAATTGTCTTGGTCTGATCTACGGAAGACAAGGGAGGTGCAATGGAATTGGACCCCGGAGAATTGGAGAATGATCCCATAACCCGTGCAGGATATGGCGTCGATGTAGATGGCGGTGCAATTGGAGGTGTAAGTGGAGGAGTATCTTGCGGCATCAGGCCAGTGGCAAAAGGACTTTGCTGCTGTGTTGCCTCTCCGGATACAGGATAGTATTCAGACGTATCCTGTGAAGGTTCTTCAGAATATTGTTCAAAATCAACCATCCCGCCTTCAGCCATATTCAATTGATCGGACATACCTGAAAAACCACTTGGGCTTGCCATCATGTCATTAATCTGGCTTTGACCATCATAGACTAAGCCACCATAAGCAAAATTCAATGGCGACTGAAGTTGTGCCGGGGCCATTTTTGCTTTTGAAACAATATCTTGGAAACCTTTAGGACTATAAAGCATATGGGTTCACCACTGGACGGGGAGGCTTGTAATCAATCTCAGGCTGCTCGCTGATCGACACATTAGCATTATCAGCCATCCAGCGCAAAGCCTGAGTGGCAGAATCAACATAGTCGTCGTGACGGATAGACCCTTCACCTTGGAAGGAGCAAAGCTGTGACAGGAATTCCTCTGTCCACGTTGCTGGTGCGCCTGTCATTTTCTTGGACTCAACAACGTAAACTAATCCAGAATGGAAAAGATGGGAGACTGCATGAAGCCTTTGGAGCTTAGAAGCCCTTCCGGGATTATAAGCAATTGGAAAAATTCCTTCTTTGTAGAGGGTTTGCCTAAGGGATATACCGGAACCCTTGTCCTCGATGAGAATATGATCAGGCTTCTTACCCATGTTGTAGGGCTTCCTTGATCCAAATTGTGGTTTAATGATTGCCCTGAACTCTTCATCACCCCACCTGACATTCAT